GGTATAAAGTTAATAATTCGTGTGCCACTTGTAGTTAATATTTGCATATTTTTAAATAAAAAAAGAGGTGGTTAATCACTCCCACCTCTCCAATCAAACTATATATTATGAATCACACAATTAATTTAATCGCGTATTTTTTAACTATTTGTTCCCACAGTAACGGTAACAGTTGCAGAACTCATTCCAGCAAAAGGGTCAGCAGCAGTTCCGCCAGCAATAAAGTTAGCTGGTTCAAGCTCTTGTCCTGTAAGTGTTAAAGTGTAACCGCTCATATCACCAAAAGCAGTACCTGTAGCAATTGTTCCACCAGTAACATCCATTCCGTGTTCTAAACCGCAAAGCATAAAGTTCCCATTTCGGTCTTCTACAGCTATGTGGGGTCTTCCGTATGCCATTAGTTTCAATTCTACGTTATCCTCCTTAGATAATTTAGGTAATCCTAAAGTTAATGTTTCTTCAAAAAAGGTTGTTCCGTTTTCTCTTGAACTGGTTATTGCAGTTTCAAGTGAATTAGTGCCTTTTAAATCGTATTGAAAGCAAGTAAATGTTCCAGATAAATCAGTAATTTCATCAGCAGTTTTTGTTACAGTTCCTAAGTCGCCAAAGTCAACGAACCAAGCTCTAACTATACCACCAATAACATCTTTACACGGTACTTTACGTCCTTTTGTTAAATCGCAAGCCATTTGTTTTTAATTTAAATTAAGGGAGCATTACAGCCCCCTTGTTATTATTTTATTTCTTAAGCGTGGTAAAGAACAATATCAGAACCTATTCCGTAATTTACAGCACTTGTGTATCTCATTACAACTCTAACATTCTGGCTTCCGTCAAGGTCAGCCATATCTAATACTTTAACTTCATTCATATCATTTAGTAAACCAGTACCAAAATATAAGTTACTTCTTTGAGCAGCCATTGCTGTATCGTCATTAAGACCATTAGCAACGAATAATTTAACACCATCAAAAGAAAGTGCGCCATCACCGTACCACATATGAGATTGTGCATTAACACCACTATTAGTAGCAGCGAATCCACCTAAAGCTCTTACATAAGCTCTTGCAATGTTTTGTGAAATGTAAATATGTACATCTTCTTTACCATAAAGAGCAGCTGGAATTGAATCAACAATTTCGCCTAATTTAGCAACAACATTAGCTGCATCTACAGCAGCGTGGTTTGGTGCATCAATTACATCAGCATCAGCTAAAGCTAAAGTTACAAGGCCATCAAATTCGCCAGCGTTAGCATTAGCGCCTTCCCAAATATTCTTTTCAGTTTTTTCAGCTACTAAACCAGCAACGTGGCCAATAATAAAATCTGAAAATTTTGGTGGTAAGTTATCAAATGCAGAAATACCCATTTGCACAGCTTCCCAGTCCGATTGGAAATCTTGCTTGCAAAATTGTAAGTTTACTTGAAATTCCTCTGGTTGTAGTAATCTCTCAGTTAAAGTTACAGTTGCAGTTGCATCAAAATCACAAGAAGCGTTTTTAATTACATTTGCATCAGTAGCAACTTTTTTCATTGTAGATTTATACTTGATATTTGGCATTACTTCAATGCCCCCTTTATCAATAGTGTTTGCAGAAAGTAAAGCACTAGAAATGTATTTTCCAGCAAACTCTCCAGCATACGTTGTAGTTATGTTAGTGGTTGTAGCCATTTTTTATTTATTAATTATTGTTAAAAATTTTATCAAAAACCCTGTCTCTAGTTGTTTTTACTCTATTAGCTGATATTTTAAAATTTATTTTATTATCAACTATAGCTTCAGGATTATGTTTTACAGGTTCAGGAGCAACAGCAGAAAGTTCTTCTTTTGTTTCTTCAATTACTTCTTCCTTCATTTCTTCTTTGTCACCAAGTTTTTCTTCAATCATTGCTTTGATCTCATCAACAGCAACTGCAAATTCTTCTTTAGTAACGTATTTCATTTCTTCTTTTTCTTCTTCTTCTAAATCAGTTTCTTCTTCTTCAACTGCTTCTTCTTCTTCAGCAGCTTCTTTAATACTGTCAATTAAACCTTCTTCTGTAACAATTAAAATTTTGCCTTCTTCTAATTCATATTCACCAACAGGTAAAGCAACTTGCTCATCATCTGTTTTTATAAATATAGATTCACCAGCTTCAAAAGATTCTGCAACAAGTACAGTACCATTTTCTAAAACCATTTCAGCCATTTCAATTTTATTTTCAGAAAGTTCAACTTTTTCACCAACAATATTTTTTATTTTGTTTAGTATGTCGTTTGCTTTCATAATTTGAGTATATACCTATAAACGTTTGAAAAGCTTTACTGTTATATTTTTTTGCAACTTTTTTTTTTAAGATGGTGATTTTGTTATGTTTCCTATGCCTTGAGCTTGCAAACTTCCGTCGCAACATTTACTGCTGTATCTTTTACCATCTGGACAAATACAACCGCGTTTAGTGTTTTTAGGCGATGTATTACTTGGTGTTTTAAATCTTTTACTTTTCATATTATTTCTTTTTAACGCAATTAGGTCTTTTTTTTCCGTTTATAGTTTGCCAACCCTTTTGTTCATATCCATCCCAGCAAGGTGATTTAGTTTTTTTACCAGCATCAATTATATGTTTTTCGCAAGGCATATACCATTCTTTATCTTCAAACTCGTGTATATGAAAACCTTCACAACCTATATTTTTAGCCATCTGTTCTGCTTTCTCTTGCGTGCTATAAGCTAACCTATCATCAATAATAGCAAAGGTTTCATCAACTACCATAGAAGAAAGATCAATTTCACCAAGTTCTTTTAACTTACTTCCTGACCATCTTAAACCAGCTTTGCCACCCCACAATAAATAACTAATAGTACCACAAGCTTCTTTATTTCCTTCGTCATAATATTCTTGCGCTCTTGATAAATAAGAATACATTCTTTTTAAAGTTGATAAACTAATATTTTCTTTTTGTGCTAATTGCTGCGCTCTTATTTTACCAACTTGAGTTGCACATTTATTATTAACTTTTTCATTTAGTTCTATACCTTTTTTAGCATTATTACTAACAGCTTGTGGGTAGTCATTATAAGTTTCTAATTCTGTTCTTTTACCTGAATTAGTTCTTTTATCTTTTTTAATTAATGCTTTTATATTACTTAGCATAAATTCAGCTTCTTCTTCTTCAATAGCTGCTAACTCTGCTTTTAAATCTTCATTTCTTACTTGTGCTTTGTCAGCAAAAAATCCTTCAATACTGAAGCCCTTTACTTTACCAGTTTTTACATAATCGTTCCAAACTTCATCATTTTCAACTTTCATTGAAATCATCCAAGTACCGTTCGGTACATTTAACCCGTACTTCTTAGATTTATCCATTTCAGTATCTTCAACAATCCACGATTCAACAACAGTTAAATTGTTAATTTCCATTTCGTGTTCTAAGGTTGCATTGTTCTGCATACTGTTTTGAAAAAATAATTCACTTGCTCTACGTACTGTTTTTTGTGAAAAGTAAACGTAAAAAGTATTATCTCCATTCTTTCTAAATATTGGTTTGTTAGGTATTAAAGCTGCTCCCATTAACAGTCGCTTTTCATCATCTATTTTTGCCAATTTTATTTCCTGTTCTGATAGTGTTACAAAGTCAGATTCTATTGCTGGCATCTCAACAATGCTCACAGCTTCGATTCCAGTTAACCCTTCACTATCCTCATCTAGTATTAATTCTATTATATCCATTATTTTTTATTTTAAAAAGTTGCTTGTTGTATTGTGTTATTTTCTAATTGTTGTGCGGTTGTTATATCTCCAGATACTACAAATGCTTGCGCTGGTGGTTGACTCCCTAAAGCTCCAGCCACTTGATTAAAACCTGATTGACCTACTACGTTAAAATTAGGAGCTTGACTTGCAGATGCTCCGCCACCGCCAATTGAAGGCGGGCTTTTAGTAGTAGTACTTTTTTTAGGTGCTTCATATTTTTGAGATGCTATCATTGCTATTTGTGAAGCTCCAGAAATAGCTGCAAATGCTAATGAAGCGATACCAGCAGGGTTTGGTATTGGCCCGATTGCTACAGGTGATTGCGCTAATGAAGCTGTTATTGCTTTTCCTGTATCAATTACAGCCATTCCTAACTGTAAAGCTTTATTAAAATTAAATTGTTGTTTAGCTGCTTTTAATTGTTCTTTAGTTCCTTCTTTTAAGTTTTTCATTCTATGAGCAAAAACTGCATCACCTAAAGATTGTACTGCTCGCGTTGCTTGTGATGCAATTTCAAGTCGGCTATCTGCTTCTTTTAATCTTGCTTGCCTGTTTTGTTCTGCAAAATCTTTTTCAATTTGTTGTAACTCGGATTGTCTTGCTTCTTCTAGTATCTTAGTGTCTTGACCATAAATAATAGCTTGTTGTATTAAATTATCATATTTACTTTTAACAGCATTTTGTTCTTGTTCTATGTTGCTTAATAAACTATTTGCATATTGATCTTCTAAACCTTTTTTTGTTTCTAAAAACTTTTTTAAATCATCAGCATCTTTTTTCTCTTTTGCTAACCTTTCATTTTCTGCTTTCTTTTCTGCTGCTAATCTTGCAGCTTC